CCCCGTGAGATTGCAAATGATGATTTGACTCCCAAAAAACACGATTTTTATCATCAAAATGAAATTCATGAAAAAATTCGCAATGATGAGGACTATGATGACTGGGAATATGGGACTGAACCTCTTTATGAATTCAAAAATCCTTAATAAATAAGGTAGAATTATAATATTCAATGCCCGTAGAGCGCGTTAGTAAGTCATTTAAAGACATTAGTATGTCATTTCAGGTTAATCCTTTAACCTATGATCTAATTGCGCTTACAAATGAAAATGCAATCGCTCGTTCTTTACGTAATCTTGTTCTTACGAATAGAGGTGAGCGATTTTTTGATAATAATCTCGGTTCGAGAGTAAATGCTTTACTATTTGAACCTCTTAATGATATTACTGCTTCATCTGTAAGAGATGAAATTGAGAATACAATCAATAACTATGAACCAAGAGTTGAATTAATATCAGTTGATGCAACTCCAGATTACGATAACGGCGAAATCAATATTAAGATTGTATATATTATTGTCGGAATTGAAGCACAACCACAACAGTTATCATTCGCATTACAACCAACACGATAATGCCATTAGTTAATTTTGCTAATCTAGACTTCGATCAAATTAAGACATCCATAACGGATTATCTTAGATCTAACTCAAATTTTACTGACTATGATTTTGAGGGATCTAATTTATCTACAATTATTGATGTACTCGCGTATAATACATATATCACTTCATACAATGCCAATATGATATCGAATGAGGTCTTTATTGATAGTGCAACTCTTAGAGAGAACGTTGTTTCTCTTGCAAGAAATATTGGTTATGTACCAAAATCGATTAAATCTTCAAGAGCAAATATATCTCTTTTCGTAGACGTATCTTCAAATACAGCCTACTCGATTAAACCAGAGGTATTAACTCTTAATAAAGGAGTTGTTTGTTCCACGAATTCTTTTGGGGATCAGAGTTATACTTTTTCTCTTTTAGACGATGTAACAGTTCCTGTTACCAATAACATTGCATCTTTTGATGGCATTGATGTTTATGAAGGAACTTACATCACTACAACTTTTACTGTGGATTCTTTTAATCCAAATCAAAGATTCATTCTTCCTAATTCTAAAATAGATACTTCTTCTATTCGTGTCATTGTAAAACCAACCGCAACATCGGATGTTAGTAGAAAATACCGTCAGGCAGACAGTTTGTTTGCAATAAAACCAGAATCTCCAGTGTTTTTTGTGCAGGAGATTGAAGATGAAAGATACGAATTAATTTTTGGAGATGGAGTATTTGGTATAAAATTACAGGCACCAAATTTTATTCAAGTTTCTTATCTAGTATCAAATGGGGAATTAGCAAATAATATTTCCGCATTTAATTTTAGTGGAAGAATTACTTCGTCAAGAAGTACTGCTGCTATAGCATCTGGAATATCTTTAGTTACAACAAATCAAAGTTCCTTCTCTGGAGCAAATATTGAGGGTGTAGAGTCTATTAAAAAATATGCATCTAGAATATATGCATCCCAAAACAGAGCAGTAACTGCAAAAGATTATGAATCGATTGTTCCTACAATCTATCCAGAAACTGAATCTATATCTGTTTTTGGTGGAGAAGAATTAACTCCACCTGAATTTGGTAAAGTTTATATCAGTATTAAACCGGCAAATGGTGCTTATCTATCAAATCTAATTAAAGATAATATTAAAAGTGAAATTAAAAAGTATTCTGTTGCGGGAATTGTCCCCGAAATTATAGATTTAAAATATCTCTATTTGGAACCGACAATTAATACCTATTATAATACAAATCTTGCTCAGTCTGCAAATTCAATCACATCAACTGTTTCTAGTATAATCGAGAGATATGCAAATTCTACAGAATTAAATAAATTTGGAGCAAGATTTAAATATAGTAAATTTTTAAAAATTATAGATGATAGCAGCGATGCAATAACTTCAAACATTACCACTGTTGTTATGAGAAGAGATTTAAGACCTGTGTTAAATAGTTTTGCAGAGTATGAAATTTGTTTTGGAAATAGATTCCACATCAAAAATGAAAAAGTTTTAAATATTGAATATTCAAGTTTAAATGAGAGTGGAATCACTGAAAATAGTTTCAACATTAAATCCTCTGGATTTAATGTAAGTGGAATTCTTGGCACAGTATATCTTTCTGATATACCCAATCAAGACAAAAAAACAGGATCTATTTTCTTATTCAGATTAAACTCACCTACACAACCAGAAATTATTAGAAAATCTGTGGGTACTGTAAATTATATTAAAGGAGAGATTAATTTATCTCCGATTAATATAATCACCACAAATATCAATAGAGGATTTCCAATAATTGAAATTTCTGTTCCACCATATTCTAATGATGTGATTGGACTTCAGGATCTGTATTTACAACTAGATATGACTAAGACAGTCATTGATTCAAAACCAGATCAAATTTCATCAGGATATGACATCTCTGGAACGAGTTACCCAGTTTCATCTAGTTATTCAAACGGACTTTTAGTAAGATAAAATGATATCAACAGATCTCAAGAGAGTGCAGATTCAAGATGTAATTGAACATCAACTTCCTTCTTTTGTAAGAGAAGATTTTCCTTTAATAGTGGAATTTTTAAAGCAATATTATATTTCTCAAGAATATCTTGGATCTTCTGTTGATTTAATACAAAATATTGATCAATATTTAAAGTTAGAATCTTTAACAAATATAACTGATTCAACTATTTCATCATCTTCGATATCATTATTCGATACTACAATTAATGTTAAATTTGATTCCACAAAAAATATTTTAGGAACTTATGGATTTCCTGAAAAATATGGTTTGATTAAAATTGACGATGAAATTATTTTATATACAGGCAAGACAAATAATAGTTTTACTGGATGTAAAAGAGGATTTAGTGGAGTAACCTCATATACAAAATTAAATGTATCCGATAATCTTACCTTCTCAACCTCACAAGTTGCAGAACATGAAAAAGATACAGAGATTATAAATTTAAGTAATTTACTATTAAAAGAATTTCTCAAAAAAATTAAATATCAATTTACTCCTGGATTTGAAAATAGAAAATTAGATACAGATATAAATGAAAGACTTTTTGTATCAAGAGCAAAAGATTTTTATCAAACAAAAGGAACAGACGAATCTTTTAAAATTCTTTTTGGCGCTCTATATGGAGAAAGGGTAGATGTTTTAAAACCAAGAGATCATCTTTTTAAACCATCTGATGCACAATATAGAGTTACAAAAGATATTGTAGTAGAATCAATATCAGGCAATCCTTTAAATTTATTAAATAAAACACTATTTCAAGATACTTATTCTAAGTATAATATTCAAAATTCATATGCCTCTGTTACTGATGTAGAAAAACTTTTTTATGATCAAAAAGAATATTATAAACTTAGTATTGATTTTGATTATGCTAAAGACGTAACTTTTGATGGAAGTGTCTTTGGAGACTTTCCTGTTCATCCCAAAACAAAAGTTATAACAACAGTTTCTGCTGGATCTTCAGTTATTGATGTTGATTCAACTGTGGGATTTCCAGAGTCTGGTGAATTAGTTGTAAAATACTCTTCCGCAACTTCTGGTATAGTTTCTTATACCTCAAAATCAATAAATCAATTCTTTGGAGTATCAAATGTAACTTCTAATATCAATTCAACTGAAGACATTAGATTGAACATTTATGCATACGGATACGTTGGATTTGGGACTACATCCAGAATTGATGTTAGGATTGGATCAGTTCTTTCAAATTTAAAAGTAGAAAGTCCAGCATATTATTACAATAAAAATGATACAGCAACTATTAAATCATTAGGAATTATAACATCAAGTCCTAGAGTAGATAGTTGGATTTACAATGTTGCGGTTAAGTATGATGTAAAATCTTTACTTTTAATTGATACGTCTAATTTTACTTATAGAGTAACCACAAACACCAAAAATAACTTTAAACTTGGAGATAAATTATCAATTATTGATTCTACTTCAGTTTTTAAAGATTGCTCAGTCATAAGCATAAATGATGATTTTGTATTTTCAATAAGTGGTCAAGGATATCTTGATTCGAATCAAATAGGATTTAAAGTACAAAGAAAAATTTTAAAACCACAAGTAAGTTCTTTATTGACAAGATATTCAGATCTCACAAAATATACAGCAAATGTTCAAAATACATATGTAAAATTTAATCAAGATGTTTTAGTCGCATCTTCATCTATTCCCTTTTATAATAATCAATTATTAAATTTTTATGATAGAAAAATAATACTTAATGGTTCATACAGTGGAGAAATTTTTACAGTTTCTGGAGTGAATGATCATGGGTATTATACTGGTGATGCAGTATATTACAAACCATTCGTAATCTCAAGTCAAGTAGATGAAAGCATAGTCAGTGTTACTAGTAAATTTAGTGAAATGCAAGAGGGTGTTCATTATATAAAACGCCTGAATAATCCTAATCAATTCAAATTAGCGACCAGTCAATCTAATTTATACAATAATAAATTTATATCTGTTTCTGGAATAGTAACATCAAATACCTTAGAAGATGCAAGTTTTTATAATAAAACAATTCAACATCAAAATTTACTAAGAGAAATTAAAACTCCAAATAATGAAAGTGGGCATTATCTAACTAATTCGGGAAAAACTGGGATACTAATTAATGGCGTAGAAATTTTAAACTATAAATCCGAAGACACAATTTATTATGGAGGATTGAAAAATATTGTTGTTTCTGCAAAGGGTCAAAATTACGATATAATTAATCCACCTATTTTATCAATAAAAGATAAAGTTGGAACAGGTGCAACGGGTGTTTGTGCAGTAAAAGGATCTCTTAAAAAAATAAGTATTATTGATTCTGGATTTGATTATGTTACAAAACCAATAATAACCATTACAGGCGGAAATGGGTATGGAGCAAGAGCAGATGTTAGCACTATTTTCATAAATCACTCAGTATCTTTTAATTCAACAGTAGAATCTAATTTTGTCAACCTAACTAACAACACAATTGGTTTTTCTACACATCATAAATTTAGAAATGCGGAAAAAGTAATTTATAAAACAGATGGACAAACCGCTGTTACTGGTATAGTAACTGATGCATTTTATTTTGTAAGAACAGTTGATGCCTCTACGATTAAACTTTATAAAAAACAGTCTGATGCAATTTCTGGTATTAATACTGTTTCTTTAACCGAATATGGTGTAGGCACACATAGAATACAGGCATTTAATAAAAAGCAAATTATCTCAAATATTACTGTTATTGATTCTGGATTCAATTATGAAAATAAAAAAAGAACATCAAGTGTCTCTGGAATCAATACCTCTGCAAATCAGATTAATATAGAGAATCATCAATATAATTCTGGAGAGATTATTCTATATTCATACGATCAAACTTCAGTAACTGGATTAAATTCATTAACACAATATGTCGTCACAAAAGTAGACGAAAATAATTTTAAACTATCAAGCGTTGGTGTAGGATCTACAACAAAATTTTTCTACTATGAAAATAAACAATATATTGATTTGGAGTCTATTGGATCTGGAAATCATTCATTTAATTATGAACCAATTTCAGTTTCAGTAGTCGGTGAAATTGGAGTATCAACTTTCTCTGGACAAGATTTTTCTGCAAAAATCGAACCAATTTTTAGAGGGTCTATCGAATCAGTTCAAGTAACAGATTCTGGAGTTGGATACGGAGTTTT